GTGTTCCTGGTCCTACCCTCCGTGAACTTTTCGGGCCGCGTCGAAACCGAACGAGGTCGTGCCGTCGGTTGAGCGAGCGACGACCAGCGTGCCGAGTTCAGGATCGGAGACGATGAGGTCGAGGCGGGTCGCGGCGCTGTCCGTGCGTAGAGCGCGTGCCCAGTCCTGCTCTGCGATCGGTGGCTCGTTCAGCATGGTCACCACGATGGCACGCGAGCTGCGCGAGCGGGGCCTCTCCCTCGGATGGCGGCTGTTATTCCCGCGGCTTACAGCCGAGGACAGCGCAGCTCGTGCGGCGATGGGATTCGAACCCATGTCGACAGGCGCGACCCTGACGCTTCGGTTAGGGCTGGTTACCTACCTAGCCTGTTTTGGCCTGGTTACTCTCCGGGCACGACCGCATGGTCAGCGTACGCGGTGTCGGCAGAGCACGCCGTGATCGATCGCTCGCGTGAACACCGAGGAGAAAGCTGCCCGGCCTGCGACGTCACCCCATGACGATGCCCAACCGCATCCGTCACGCTCGCAGTTCAGCACGACGGCGCTGCCCTCTGCGCGCACGGTGATGTCCTGCATGTGGGTGGACAACTGCTCAACGGTCACCGTGTGCTGCCCAGTCGCCATGTGCTCCTGGCGCCATCGTTCGCTCGGTGGGTTGGTGAGCCATTCCTGTGTCTCGGACCGCGCCGCGCGGCGCTGTAGTTCTGACTGGGTAAGCGGTCGCCCGGCGCGGGCCTCGATCATGGCGTACAGCTTCCGGGTTTCGGGGTCCAGGTCGGTCATGTGGTGGGTCGCCATTCCTCGCGGTATCCGTCGCGGCCGGCCATCGGCAGGGCGAGCAGGCGCACGGTCGGGCATGGGAGTTCGTGCATGTCGTGGCCGCAGAAGTCGGGGTGCTGGCCGGGCTCGGCGCTGTGCAGGTCGAGGATGCGCCGCTTGGCGTCGACCTCGGTCAGCACGCGGGCCGGGTCCCAGCGGGCGATGTGCTCGGCGTCCTCGGCCGCACAGCAGGGCTCGGCGTACGCGGTCGTGATCCCCTCCACGTCGGCGGTGCCGAACTCGCTGATGCTGCTGACGCGCCAGGGTCCGGGCGTCGCCCCGCGCGACGCCCGCTCGTCGTCGTCCAGCTGGGTGCGCAGCCAGGTCGCCAGGTCGTCCATGCCGGTCATGCCGGTCATGCTCCCATCTTCACCATGAGCTGACATTGCGTGGTGCGGGTTCTTCGACCAGCTTCACACGCCGACTGGTATTACAGGTGGCACATGAGCTGCGGCAATTCGCGGGGTCGTATTTGGCGCCGCCCATGTGGAGTTCGATGATGTGGTCTACGTGGCCGCCTATCAGGGGTGCTGTGATCGTGCAGCCTTTGCTGCGGATGGTGCAGAGGTAGTGGTCGCGGGCGAGGATGTGGGCGCGGAAGTTGCGCCATCGGGTGTCTGATCCGGCCTCCCATGATCGGCTCATTGCGTCTGACAGGCTGGGCACAGGTCGCGGTGCCGTACTGAGTCCCTGCCGTCTGCGCGTGTCTTCGACGGGAACCGCCATCCGTCTGCGTAGGCGGAGGCTCGGGCGCGGCTGACGAGGCGGTCGGCGAGCGGCAGTTCGTGGGCCGCGTGCTGGGCGGGGTTGGTGGTCATGCGTCCTCCTGGGTGCTTGGTGCTGGTCCGGGGCCGCTGTCCCAGCCGCCTGTGAGCGTCTGTGAGCCGTCAGGATCGGCCGGGGTGGGCGCGGCGGCTACCACCGGGCCCTGGTCGGCGCTCTGTGGCGTTGTGAGTCGGCGGGAATCGCTATGTGCGGCGAGGCGATGCCTGCCGGTCTGTCGGGCGTGGTGGAGGGTGGCCCACACCTGGGCGTCCATGAGGGCGAGGCGCTGACATTCCGGGTTTTCGTTCGTCCAGGACCGGGCGAGCCCGGCGAGGGCCTCCTGTTCGTAGTCGAGTCGGGTGCCCTGTTCGGTGATGCGGCGGGCGTGGTCGTGGTGGTCGGCGGCGGTCATGCGTCCTCCCAGACTTCGACGGTGAAGCGGGCGAGATCCACGCGCAGCCAGGCGATGAGCGTGCACAGCCCGTCAGCGTCGGGTTTGCGGCCCTCGGCGAGGCGGCTGAACGTCGAGGGCGACAGGCCGGTGCGGGCGGCGACGTCGCGCCAGGTGAGCTCCTGGTGTGAGCGGATGAGGTCGAGGGCGGCGTAGAGCGCCGGGACGTCGAGCTGCTGGCGGCTCATGCCGGCCATCCGGTGCCGGGGTGCCGCGCGGGGGCCGGGGCGAGGGTGTCGGGTCGGCGCGATGCCGCCCAGTGCTCGTAATGGGTGCGCTGCGGCGAGGCGAGGTCGGCAGCGTCGGTCAGGTACGGATCGATGCCGGCGTCGTGGAGCGTGAGGTAGGCGTCTGAGCACTCGTATTCGCTGGTGTAGGTGTTGTGGATCATCGGTTCGCCGCAGCACATCGGTTCGGTCATGCGGTCCTCCGGTCGGGGGTGAGCAGGCCGGCGCGGACGGCGCGGCGGTAGGCGACGTCGACGGTGTTCTTCTTCATGCCGAGCCGTTCGGCGATGTGGGAGCGGCTGTAGCCCTCGCTGCGGAGCAGGTCGTAGTCGGCGGCGAAGTGCCGGGTCCGGCGCTGGTCGCGGCGGCGCTCGGCGAGCTGGTCGACGGTGCCGGCGGCCCAGTGGGTCTGGTAGCAGGACTGGCAGGCGCCGCGGGCGTGTGCCGGCCGGGCCGGGTGGCAGGTGGCGGCGGGGACGAGGACGTGGCGGCCGGGTCGGCTGCGGAGCAGGAGCCGGCGGGCGGCGGCCTCGAAGGCTGGGAGCTGGTCGAGCAGGTCGGTCACGGCTTGGCCTTCTTCCGGTCGACGCGGCGGATGAGCTGGCGGGCGAGGTCGAGGTGGGTGGTGCAGAGGAGGAGTTCGCCGAGGATGTCGACGGCGGGTTCGCCGCAGCCGAGGTATTTGCCGGTGTAGCGGCAGCGGACGACGGTGGGGGTTTTGGTGGGCACGGTCATCTCCTTCTCGGGGTTGCGGGATGGGGTGGACGGATCGGAAAGGCGTTCCCCCCTCTTACAGAGGGGGAGGGAAACGTCCACCTGGGCCGCGTCCACCCCCGTCCACCTATGCGTCCACCCTCTGAGCTGGGGTTCTGTGTTTTCGCGTCCACCCCCGTCCACCTTTCGTCCAGGTGGACGGTGAAATGCCGGCGTCCACCTCGCCGTCCACTTGTCGCATGCCTAGTCATGACTGCCTCAGGTAGTACTTCGACGGGTCGCCGCCGGCCTGCCCGGGGACGCAGGACAGCAGGCCCTGATCGACCCTGCGGTCGAGGTCCCGCATGGCCTTCTTCTTCAGTGCCGGGGTCGGCTTCGTGACGCCGTATCGCTGCATGGCCCAGTCGTGGGCGGTCAGGCCGCGCACACCGCAGCGACGCACCAGCGCGACGAGGTCGACGCCTTCCTCGACCTCGCTGACGCCCTTCTCGTGGTCGTGGGCGACCTGGAACGGGCCCACCTCGGCCTCGGGCTGCTTCAGGTGCCGCCAGCCCACCACCGGGTCGCCGGCCTCGCCCCAGAGCAGGGCGACCGACCCGGCCCCGGCGGTGAGCCAGGTGGATCCGTAGATGTCGTCGAGGGTGTTCGGCTGCTTGTTGTCCGACCCGGACTTGCGCATGTGGTGCAGCTCGATGACCTCGACGCCCTCGGACAGGGCGTTCTGCCGGGCGCGGTTGTAGCCGGCGCCGACCTCGTCCTTGGAGATGCCGACCGCCGCGTCCTTGATGCTGTCGATGAACAGGGTGTCCGCGCCCGCGTCCTCGCACATCTCGATGAGCAGGGACGGGTGGGCCGCCACGTCCTGGGGCGGCGGCCCCTTCCAGACGATGAAACGCTCGTCGAGCAGCTCCCGCTCCTGCTCGGTGAAGACCCGCGCCGCCGCCCGGCGGAACTGTGCGGGCCGGTCCATGACCAGGTAGAGCACCTTGCCGCCGGACTGCGCCACCGAGTAGCCGAGCACCTTGCTCTGAATTCCCAGCCGCCCCCGCAGCAGTTGCAGGGCGACGGTGGTCTTGCCGACCCCGGACGGGCCGCACAGCATGAGCGCCTCGCCCTGGGCCCAGATGACGTCCTTGCCGTCGCCCCACACGGCGGGCGCGACGCTGGGCACGTCGAGGACGAACGACCCGCCCTTCAGGAAGGCGAACCCGCTGCGGCGTTCCCCGATCCCGGGTGGCAGGTAGTCCTCGAAGTCGGTGAGCCCGTGGCCGGCGGCGATGTGGTCGCTGGCGTCCTTGCCCTCGGCGGCCCGGACGAAGCGGTACTTCTCCGCGACGCCTTCGAGCTTCGCCGCGACCTGCACCGCCCACTTGTCCCCGGCTGCGTCCCGGTCGACGACGACGGTTATCCACAGGCCGGCAAGGGGTGTGACGTCGGCTTTGTGGAAAGAGTCGGCTCCCTGTGGGGCGGTGGTCGCCACGCCGCTGGCCGCCTCGATGGCGTGGACGTCGGCCTCCCCCTCGACCAGGAAGACGGTCTTGCCGGGCTCGGCCCCGGCGAGGTTCTCGCGGTGGTAGAGCACCGAGGCCCCGCCGGCGCCGGTCTGACGGAACTTCTTCTTGCCTCGGTCGTCGTAGAACCGGCTGACGGTACGGCCGTCGTCGTAGCGGTAGGTGGCCGACCGCTCGTCGTAGAGGTCGGCCATGGTGAGGTCGAGCGCGCCGAGGACGTCCCTGGTGTCGCACTCGGGGTTGTGGCACCAGACCAGCGCGCGGCCGGCGATACCGGTGACGGACAGGCTGGCGTTGTGGTCGTCGTGGGACGGGCATTGCGCCTCGGCCTTCCGCCCGTTGTGCCCCTCGATGACCTTCGAGCCGTGCGCCCGGAGCGCCGAGAGTACCCGCGCATATGCGGTTTCACTCATTGGATCGCCCGGCGTTGTAGCCCTGCTCCCACCCCTTGTTGAATCCGAGCCCGTAGGCGTCGAGGAATTCAGCGTCGGTAAACGGGCGGTTGCTCTCCGGCGCCTTTTCTTGGTCCGGTTCCCCGATCACGTTTTCGATGTACCTGTCGAATGCTTTGCTCTGGCGTGGATCTGGGCGCCAGGTGCCCTCGGGCTCGGTCACCGCGCGCCTGACGTGCTGGTGTGATGCAACACGCGGGGGCGGTTGTTCCGCAGAGGGTGATGCCGTGGCAACATAGGGCCAGGGCTCCTTCCGGTTCGGTCAAGCGAACGGAGTGCCTTAGTCCCGGGATCTGGCGTCGCAAGCGCCTTTTCCTGGGCACCCAATTCTCTCAGCCCGCGCCGCATTTCGATCTCTTGGCGCGCCGGATTCCCTGCCTTTGTGATCACTATTACCTCGTGCTCTGCTATTCGCCGACTCGGCGCATTCCCACGGTCACTGAATGCGCTATTCGCATTGCGGCCCGGCCGCTATCGGGGTGGTGACATCGGCCGTGTCAGGCGCCTCCCCTCTCGCCCAGCGCCGCGAACAGGTCGAGCTGAACCACTCGGGCAGCCGGCGGCTCGACGACGTGGCCGGCAGCCCGGCACGTCCGGGCGATCAGGTCCCGGTGGAAGCGGACGAGGGCCCACCAGGTTCGGGGACCGCTGTGGCCGCCGACGCCGTTTCCGTAGCGCCGGTTCGCGTTGAGGTGGGCCACTTCGATCTGGAATCGGTGCTCGCGCAGGACGGGCTTGGCGTCCAGCCACGCCGTGCGGGCGGCGGTGCACGGTGGGCACAGTGGGGCGCTCACGGCAGCTCCAAGTCGTCGGCGGTGACGAGCCCGTGGTGCATGGCGAGACCGCAGCGGCAGAACCGCTGCCCGGTGATCGGGTCGCCAGGCACGTCGGGGTCGACGGCGAAGATGCCGCCGCAGCGCTGCTTCACGGTGGACTTCGCACCCGGCTTCGCACTTCGCGCGGTCACGGCGCGCCGCCGAGCTTGAACGGCCGAACCTCGTAGACCCAACCCGTGTCGACGAAGCGGCCGTCTCGGCGCTCCTCCCACCGCAGGGTCCGATCAGGGCTGTCTTCCTGCGCGGCCCGCTTGCCCGTCTCGGCGCTTTCGGTGGCCGTGAGGATCGACGCCTCGTCTCGGTCGAAGGTGACCCAAACGGTCAGGTCCCGCTCGACGATGGCCAGCACGGCGGTCAGGGCCTTGACCATCCCGGCGTCGATCTGGGCGATGCTGTCTGTCGGCGTGGCCAGGAAGACGTCGAGCGCCAGCTGCACCATCTCGTCGGTCGGCTCGATCACCGGGCACCTCCCCGGCGGACCGGCCGGTGCCGCCGGGCACGCAGCCACCACGTGGTGTCAGCCCGGCCGAGATGCAGGGTCAGACGGGCGTACCGCAGCATCAGGACCCGGAGGGCGGGCGGATCCTGGTAGTGGGCTCGGTACCGGTCCCAGGCGGTAAGCCTGCGACGGGCGTGCGCACGACTACTCACGGCAGCCCCGCCCCGTGGTTGTGCGGGCCGGGGTCGCCGCAGAAGCCGTCCGAGTCGTCGAGCGCCTGGCGCCCTTGGTGGACCGGGCAGGCCGGGTTGGGTCCGGCCGCCGGGTAGAGCTGGCCGATGGAGTCGAGGAACCTCGCGCCCTCGGCGGTGACCACCGCGTGCTCGCCCACCTCGGCGATGAGCTTGTTCCACGCGCAGTACGACAGCGCCGTGGCGTCGAGGATGTCCGTGGGGTCGGGGAATCCGGCCTGGACGGTCCGCAGGACGTGGACGATGTCGCGGGCGTCGACGGCCTCAGCCACGGCGACCACCTGCCCGGCGTTGCGCCCAGCAGGCGATGCCGTGCCGGACCAGCGCGTACGGCATCAGCAGGATCACCAGCGGCAGGGCCTTGCGGCAGGACCGGCCGAGCGGATGACGGTCAGCCACGGCGGGCCTCCTTACGGGCGGCCTGTAGCCGCCGCATCTCGTCGCCCTCGTCGAGGGCCTGGCGTAGCTGGTTGAGCCGCTTGCGGACCTGCCCTCCAGCGAGCGGTGTCGCAGCGGTGATGGCCGCGTCCAGTTGTGCGCGGATGGCTGGGCAGTCGCACGGCCCGGGCGCGTCAGCCTCGGCGGGCTGGCCAGCCTGGTACGCCTCCTGGATGGCGGCGTACACCGACTTGTTGGACCGGTCCAGGGCCTTCACCCACCGGCTGTAGATCCGGTACGGCTTGGTCTTGTCCCACCCCTGATCGGGGCCTTTCATCAGCTCAGCCACGGCGGGCACCTCCCGAGGCGCAGTTCGGGCAGTCGGCCTCGTAGGTGGTGCGGATCGCGTCACCGGTCGAGGTCAGGATCGTGCCGCACCGGGTGCTGTAGCAGTGCCCGGCCGCACGCTCGAACCAGTGCTTGGCGATGGTGTGGACGGTGCCGGCCTTGCGGTCGACGCGGACCTTGTCGGCCGTCCCGCTGACCTTCTCGGAGGCGATCTTCGCGGCCGTCACGGCGTCACCTCGGCCGTGACGTTGCCGCCCTCGCCGCCCTTGGCGAGCCAGGCGCCGTACTGCTTCTCGGTCAGGTACTTCGTCGAGGTGACCGGCACGCCGACCAGCGGGATCAGCTCCAGCTCGTCAACGCCGTCCTGCTCCCACGGCCACTCGGTCTCCTGGGCTTCGGTCAGGCCCACGGCGTACGCGATGCCGAAGGTGCCGCCGCCGTTGGTGACGATCAGCAGGCGGTGCTCCACCCACCTACGGGTGCGGTCAAGCTGGTCGGCAAGGCGCTTCCACTCGCCGTGGGTCTTCTCGTCGCCGGTGTACTCGCCGTCCTCCAGCTCGTACAGCTCGGCGGCGATCTCGGCCGGGATCTTGCGGCCCGTGATCGGGCCGTCGTCGAAGGTTGCGGGCATGCTCTACTCCTCGTTTCTGCAGTGGATGTGGCGGAGCCCGTCCGGGTCGTCGCCGGGCGCAAACTCGTACGCCTCGCCGCGCCGGATCTCCTGGTCGCAGCGTTCGCAGTCCCGGCCGCCGTCGTGGGCGACGATCCAGCCGTGCGCGGTGCGCAGCTGCTCCAGCTCGGTGTGCAGGTCGCGGACCACGCGGGCCCGGATCTCCGCGTTCCCGCGCTTGTGCTCCAGCTCGGTGCGCGCGGACGTCAGCTCGGCGCGGAGCAGGTCGATCTGGTCGGCCGCCGCCGCTTCCGACGCGCAGACCCGTCGGTACGCCGCGATGGCGTACTCGATCGTGGTCTCCAGGTCCGGGCAGGAGTCGCCGTCGAACTCTTCGATGCAGAGCGCCTCGTAGGCCGCGTGGAACCTTGCGACCCACCCGGCCACGGCGGTCGCCAGTTGGTCGCGTTCCTGGGCGACGCGGGCTGTCTCGGCGGTCGCAGAGTCGTACAGGGCGGCCATCTCGGTCAGCGTGCCCCGCACCGCGTCCATCTCCTGCTCGACGCGACGCAGCCGGGCCGAGGTGGACTCGCCGCCCGGCATCAGCGGCGGCAGATTGAGGGCGGCGCGCCACTCGGCGGTGGTGACGTCGCCGAGCTTGCGGGCGCCCTCCGGCGCGGCCCCGGACAGCTCGACACCCTGGAGCGCGGCGGAGGCCTTCAGGTCCGCGCTGAAGTCCAGGCAGCCGCAGAACCGGCACTGCCGGCGCGTGCGGATGTGCTCGGACTTCAGGTGCCCGCACACGCAGACGTAGACGGGGGCGGTCACGACGCCTCACCCCGGTTAGCCCGGCGACCGCGCACCACGCGGTTCCAGTGCGGCTCCTCGCGCGGGCTCTGGTCCACCGAGTTGACGCACGGCTTCCCCGGCCCGGCCGCGCACCCGCGCAGCCCGCACACGACCAGCAGCGCGTCGGCGATGTTCTGGTCCTCGCCCGTCGCGCTCATCGGCCGCTCACCGCCCCGGCCAGCTTCTCCAGCGCGGCCACCTGCACCGCCGGCAACTCCACCACCGGCTCGCCCAGCAACTGCAGACCAGCCGCCCGCAACCACCACGCGTCCACCTCGTCGTTGTTCGCCGGCTCCAGGCCGGTCCGCTTGAACAGGGCCATCGCCATCGCCGTCTTGTCGGCGGCGGCCTTGCCCGTCGCGAACCGCTTCAGGACGGTCGGATTCACCGCCACGTACCGCAGGTCCTGGGTGAGCAGCGCGACCCGCACAGCACCGTGGACCATGTGCACGGCCTTGATCGCCGGGCCCTTCAGGCCGGGCGGCGCCTCCTCGATGACGACCAGGTCCGCGCCGCGAGTGCTCACCGCGACGGCTGCGACGATTTCGATCAGGCGGCGGTCGCCGACGTCGCGGGTCCGCACCGTCCACGTCTTGCCGTCGGCCTCACACACGCCGGTCGAGGTCATCGACAGATCCAACCCAACGACGGCGGTCATGACGGCTCGCCGCCGTCCGGCACCGGGGCGACAGCCGGCCACTCCTCGGCCGGGGCGTCGTCGAGGACCTCGCCCTCCAAGACGTCACTCCGGGGCTGGTGACCGACAGCGGAAGGCCGCGGCGTGGCCGGTCGGGGAGCGGCGGCGGGCACGGCTCCGGAGCGGGCAACCTCGCGCCGGTACTCGGTGCTCGACGGCACCCACTTCTCCAGCTCGTGCGCGCCGCACTTCAACCACATCGACGTCTCCCACTTCTTCCACGGGGAGTCGCCGCGGGCGTTGGACGGGTTCATGTCGCGGTGCTTCAGCACCTCCTCGCGGTCGAGCTCGACGACACGGGAGATGCCGCCGGCGGCCATCAGGGCGTAGGCGTAGACGCCGACGAGCGGGCCGCGCTGCTCAGCCGGGGCGAACCGCGGGTAGCGGTGCACCACCGAGGGCATGCCCTCCTCGTACTCGTAGAAGTCGTTCTCCCGGACGACGGCGGCCCGCACCGACTGGACGGCCCCGGCGCGGTAGATGCGCTCGATGACGCCCCGGTAGCCTTCCCAGCCTTCGATCGCGCCCTTGATCGGGACGAAGTAGTAGGCGGGGGTGCCGGGCTCGTGGCCGAGGCGGGCGCAGTCGAGCATCGCGGCCATGAGGGACTGCGGGTTGCCGGCGGCGGCGGCCATTAGCTTGTCGTCGCGGCGCAGCACGCCCTGGGCGAGGCGGACGAACGAGGCGGGCGGCAGGTGCGACGGGAGGACGGCGGCGAAGTCGTCGCGGTAGTTGGCGATCAGGGCGGCGGGTGACTTCTCCCGCTGGACGACGGCGTTACTCACGGTCTCAGACATAGGTGGTCTCCAGGTTCTTGCCGGGGTTGAGCCGGTCGGTGATCGGGAAGCCGTCGTCGAGGGCGAGCAGCTCGTGCTCGTCGTCGGACCGGCGTTCGAAGATCGAGCGGGACGCGACGAGGCGCTTGCCATAGACGGCCCGGTTGAAGTCGGAGCCGAGCGCAGCGCGGATCTCCGCCTCGCAGGCGGCGACCCGGTCCTTGGCCTCGTCGCGGTCCAGGCGGGCCAGGCGGTACCGCTCGGCCAGCTCCAACGGCACCTGCACGTCGCCGTCGCCCACGTCGGGGTGGAGCTTCCGCAGCGCGCCGATCGTCGCGTCGTGGCCGTCCAGGTCGGGGGCGTCGCCCTCCTCGATGCGCCGGCGCAGGTCGAGGCCGGCGGCCCGCATCAGCTCCAGGTCGGCCACGGCCCGGTCGTCGAGGTGCACGACGTAGGCACGGAACCCGCCCGGGCCGAGCGCGGCGACGTAGACGGTGTCGACGCCGAGGACGTCGGCCTGCCACAACGCCTGGGCCCGGTAGTAGACGGGGATCTCGTCGGTGCCCTCCTCGCCCCAGCCGTCCCACGACGGCGCGGCCACCCACTTGCACTCCAGCAGTGCGGCGAGACGGGATACGCCGGGCCTGCCCTCCACGTATCGCCTGACCAACCGGTCCGGGGTGGCCAGCTGCCACGGCCGGTCCGGGTGCGCGTACAGCCCGGCAGGGCGCAGCACGAGGTTCTCCAGCGGGTCGTTCTCGGCAATCCACCACTCGGCGATGGCGTCCTCAAGGTGCCGGCCGCCGGCGGTGTACTCGTTGCCGTCGTCGCGCCAGCCGTTGAGCTTCGACCAGTAGAGGTTGAACGCGGAGTCCCACTTGCTCAGGCCCATGACCGCGGCGATCTCCGACGCGGTGACCCCGGCCCGCCGCAGCTCATGCCAGCGCGGGTTGTCGGGGCCGGTCTCGGCCGGCGGGAGCAGCTCGATCGGCTCAGGCATCGTCGGCCACCAGTTCCGGCCACTCGCCGTCGTCGAACCGGATGGTGAAGTCCGCGACCGGGCCCGGCGTCGGCACAGACCGCTCCTCCTGGTCGACGACGATGTAGTCGGGGGCGACGTACGGGCCGACGAACCCGAGCGTGCGCAGCCAGTTCGCGATCGGGCAGTGCTCGGCGTTCTCCCGCGCGCCTCGGCAGCCTTGCGCTCCGAGTCGTGCGGCGATGGCGTCGGCGGTGCCGGGCAGCGCGTTGAGCGCCTCGGTCAGGCTCAGCACGGCGGCGCCTCCCGCGACTCGAAAGACCTGCCGGCTCACGACTCGGCCCGCCCGTCCCCGACCTTCCGGAGCCCGGCCAGGATGGCGTCGTGCTCGGCGGTCATCCGCTCGTCGAGCAGCAGGGTGATCGCGGTGAGCCGGTCCTCCTGGCGGAGGCTGCCGGCGAGGTCAGGGCGGTCGTCGGAGAGTGCGTCACGCAGCCCGTCCCAGATCGTGTTCACCCACCGCTCGACAACCTCGGGCGGCTCGCCCAGCGTCATGGCGACCTTGCAGGAGGCGCCGTCGTGGACGGCCTTGTCCAGCACCGCCTTGACGCGGGCGTCGTGTTCCTTCTGGGCCCGGTCCTCATCGGGCGTGCGGTACTCGGTCATCAGGACACCGCCTTGTGGTAGTTGATCCGGCAGTCGGTCTTGGCGAGGAACGCGGCCAGCACGGTGACCTCGTCGCGGGTGGACAACGGCCGCAGGACCGGCCACAGGTGCAGCACCTGGTGTTCGTCGAGGGCGGGTAGGACGTGCAGGCCGTCACCGGCCAGGCTGGCGGCGATGGTGTAGGCCTCGGCGGCGGTGAGCGGGTGGGCGATGACGCCGACGTACGCGGTGTGGCCGATGCCGCTGGTCGGCGGAAACACGACGGTCTTCACGGCGCCACCTCGCATCTGCCCTCGCCGTGACCGGCGAGCTGGTCCTCGGCGTCGGTATCCATGTGCTCGCAGCCCTCTTCCTCGCACCAGTAGCCAGCGACGGCGTTCTTCTTGCAGCGCGGGCAGCGCGTCATCACGATCGACGTCCGGTGCGGCGTCTCGGGGCCCTGCTCGTGCTCCTTGGCGCAGACGAAGGCGAAGCTCACGACTCGGCCCGCCTGTCCGCCGCGATGCGGTCCCGTTCGCGCTGCGCTTCCCGCGCGATGCGGTCCAGCTCGCGCAGGTACGCCGCGTACCGGCGGTTCTCGAAGCCCCGCCCAGTCAGCGCCCGCCCGGTCGCCAGGTGCTCGCCGGTGGCCACGTCGTCCACCGACCACACCCAGCGGCGCCAGAAGCCGACGTAGCCGCCACCGAGGCTGAGCTGGGAGCGGGCCTCGGCATGGGCCATGCGACCGGCACGCTGGAAGGCGGCGGTCAGCGGGTCGGGGGTGAGGTACGACCGGCCGAGCATCCGGCGGGCGTGCTTCTCGGCGCTGCGGTGCGTGGCGGTCATGACGTCACCGCCGGGCGCGGGCCGAAGTACTCGGCGACCAGCCAGCCGAGCGCGATGCGGTCGTTGGTCCCCTCGAACAGCTCGTGCCCGTCGGTCTCGCCGCTCTCGTCGTACTCGATGCCGAGCAGCTCAACGGCGCGGCGCGACACCGAGAAGGCGAAGGGCTCCTTGTCGCCAGAGAGCAGGCACGCCCAGCCCGCGAAGCAGGCGGCGGTGCCGCAGTCGGTCTCCTGGGTCCACTTCATCTGGTTCCACAGTTCGGGGTGTGCGTCGATCTGGTCCAGGACGCGCCACGCCAGCTCGGCGTTCGGCGCGGTCATCGGACCTCACCCCGGCGGGCGTGGCGCTTCACGATGACTTCCAGTTCGGTTTCCTGCTCGGGCGTGAGCCTCGGCGACGTGACGACCAGCTTCGGCATGGGGCCGCGTTCCGTGCGGGCGGCGTCGGTGAGCAGCTGCCCCGCGAGCAGCGCGCAGACCCAGATCGCGGCGACGATCAAGGCCTGCGCCCACCACGACTCGGCCTCGGCGAACCAGGAGCCCAGCGAGATGGCGACGGCCAGCGCGGCGGCGGCGAAGGCCTGCCGGACCAGGCGCCCCATCGGGGGCAAGGTCGCGGCGACCTTAGCGAGGAACTTGATCATCGGGTCACCGCCAGCAGCAGCACGCCGACCACGACGATGGCCGGCGCGAACACCCCGGCGCCGAGCGCCATCCACACCCAGGGCGCCACGTGCGACAGCGGCCGGTGCCTGCCCTGCGCCCACAGCGGCGTGTGGTCCTCGACCACCGGCGCCGGCATCACGGCGGCCAGGTCAATCACCGGCTGCGTCTCAGCGTCCTCGGCGTCGTCGTGCGCAGACCAGCCGGCGAGCGGGGCGAACTCCTCCTCCTGCTCCGACTGCCGGCGCATCAGGTCGGCCAGGGTGACGTCCTCCCACGACGGCTGAACAAGGTCCGGCGAACCGGCATCCGGGCGTGGGACCCACCCGGCGGTGTAGACGGTCCCCGGCAGGTACGGGGCGATGCGGATGGTGAGGGTGTCCGCGGGGTCGGCGTGGATGTCCCCGGTATCGATCGGGCTGAGCGTGCTGGTCATCGCGCACCGCCCTCGGCCTCGGTGACGCTGATGTCGAAGCCGTACGCGTAGTAGAACGGGTTCCCGGACGACCACCCCACGGTCAGCTCCAGCACGTCGCCGAAGTCGGCGTAGACGTGCCAGGTCGTGTAGCCGCCGGTCGTCCCGACCCCGGTGATGATGTGGTCAACCCGCTCCGGGTGGAGCAGGAACGAGGCGAGATCGGTGTGGGCGCAGCAGTCATCGGTGTCGGCCAGCTCGACGCGCTTGCCGTTGTCGAGCGTGATCGTGAACGTGCTGCCGTCCTGCTCGGCGGAGGCGATCCGGTGGCCCACAACGTGCTCGCGCAGCGCGGCCACGTTGCTCGGCATCGTGCCGTCGTCGTCATCGGGGTGGAGCTTCTCTTCCGCGTACCTGTCAGTGGTCATCTATGTCTCCCGTGCAGAAGGTGCAGGTGGGGTGGTCCGGGGCCGCGAGCACGGAGGACACTCGCGGCCCCGGACCGGGGTGGAGGATCGGCGTAAGCCCTAGGAGTGCCGCCGATCCCCGGGATCAGGCGTCGGTCGGATCGGTGCAGCTGCTCGGCCGGTGGTCGACGATCGTGTCCGCGCTGTCACCCCGAACCGACGCGAACGCGTAGACCGGGCATCCGCACTCGGCCTTGCTGATCGGCTGGTGGGACAGCTCGTGCACAGTGCAGAAGCCGGGGTCGCCGACAAGGACGCACGCCTGCGTTACCGGCCGGGGGAAGTGCTTGGCCGCCTCGCGGCGCTTGTACTCCTTACCAGCGAGGAACCGGGCCAGGTTCGGGTTGTGGACCCTCCCGGCCTCGCCGGCGCGCAGGCCCCGGATCACGGCCCACTTGGCGCGGTCGTTGTCGTCGGCGAGGGCCTCGGCGTGGGCCAACTCCAGCGCGGCCCGCCGCGCCTGCTCGTCGAACTCGTCCACGCCCTTCAGCGCGAAGACCATGCCGCCGTCAGGCGTCGGGGCGATGTACGCCAACTCCGGCACCCGTCCGCCCTCGGGGTGGCCGTCGACACCGGCCGGGACCGGGACGACCACGGTCGACTCCGGCTCACGGGAGTAGGACAGGCCGTCGTCGACGGGCTTCGCCTTGGGACGCTTCTCGGCGTACGCGATCCAGGTGACATGCAGGCCCCGGTCGGCGGAGTCGTGGCCCTTCGGCCAGTCCACCGACCGATACCCGCCGACGCCCTCCTCCACCTCGATACCCAGCTCATGGGCGACCGCGGCCAGAGCGGCGACGTCGCCGAGCTGCTCGACGATGTGCATCCCGCCCCGCTGAACCGGGGCCGCGCCGGAGTAGATCAGCGACGCAAGCTCGCGGAGGTCCTCGCTGACCTTCAGGCGCGCCGCGTGCTCGCGCACCTTGGCCACCTCGGCGTCGGACGCCAGCCGGACCACCGCGTCAGGCTGCACGCAGTACCGCTCCGGCTGGTAGACGTCGCCGACGTTGATGAGCACCGACGCCTTGCGGCGGTCTCCGGGGCCGAAGACCTTCACGTGCAGGACCTCGCCGACACCCTCGGCGTCTTCATCGCCCAGGTCCTCGATGAGGATGTGGTCGCCGGGCTGGAGGTCGCTGGCGGGCTTGGTGGGAGGTAGGTTCTCGGTCATCACCTGATCAGGCCTTTCGTGAGAAGTGAGGTTGGATCTGGTGCGCGGGCTGTTCCGGGTTACGGCCGGGGCGGCCCGCAGCTGTTCAGGTCTTCGGCTTGCCGGGCCTCGGCTTCTTCGGGACCTTCGGCGGCTTCGGCCTCGACGGCGGACGCTTGTCCGGCGGCTTCGACCCGGTCAGCCACTCGATGAGCCCCATTCAGGTCGGCTCCGGGTCGGGCGGCGGCATCGGCGGCGGAACCTGCGGACCGGTCGGGCCAGGCTGGAACCACTCGGCGGTCACGACGTGCCGCCGGGAGTTGCGCCCGAGCCGGCCGGCGGACAGTGCGCAGCACCAGCCGACTCGGGAACCTGGGGGGTGGTCACGTCCTGGTCAGCCTTGGGCTTCAGGTCCTCGACGCGTCGCACCTGCTGCGCGCTCTGCCATTCCGCGAGGAGCTGCGCGCCCCGGCGGGCGTTGATCCGGCGGAGCTGGTCCTCGTCGCCTTCCCGGCTGTTCTCCAGCTGCCACTGCGTCAGGTCCTCGCCGCTGGCGACGCCGAGTCGGACTCGCTCACCGCCGATCTTCAACGGCAGGTGGAGCAGCTCGAAGAAGTACTTCTTCCAGTCCTCGCCGTCGCCCCAGCCGAACGGAAGCTGACCCATCTCCGCGATGTTCCGCAGTTCCTTGTGGGTCCGCTTGACGGCCTGACCCTCACGTCCGCGAACGCGTCGGCGGGCCGCGTCGGTGATCGCCTGCTCCGTCGTCTGGCACTGCAGTAGCGCCTCGCGGGCCTTGTCGAAGACCGGTTCCATCCAGTCCCGGTCTTCCTCGTCGTACCGTTCCGGTCGCGCGTCGGCGAGCCAGCCGTCGATCAGGTGGCCGAGCTGCTTGTCGGTCACCGTCTCGTCCGGCTCTTCGGGCTCGACGTCGAAGTCCTCGTTGTCGCTCACGCGTACGCCTCCTGCTTCCGGATCTCTGCGAGGATTTGGTGCAGGGCCGTACGGTCGGTGTCACCGAGCCCGGCGACGATCTCGGCGGCGAGATCGCTGTCCGGCTTGGCGAGCAGGATGTTCTGGACGGTGGACCAGCCGGTGACGACCATCCGGATGCGCTCGCGGTCGCGCTCCAGGGATTCCTGCCGCTCCTGCTCAAGGACGCGGCGCTGGCGCTCCTCTTCGGATGCCCGCTCTACGGCCTCGCGCTCGGCTGCCGCAGCTTCCCTGCGCGCCTTCTCCTCGCGGGCGTCGAGCGCGGCGATGGCGTCGTCGATCGACATGCGCTCGTCATCGACAAGGTCAGCGAGATCGGGGGAGTCCGCACCAAGTCGCTCGCGCTTGGCCTTGATCTCGGCAGCCTCGCGCTTGCGCTCCCGAGCGGTCTCGGCTGCGGTGTCCAGCGACATAGCCCCCGCAACGACCGTGCCGGCAAGGTCCGGAGCGAAGTCGAGGACCACGGCGGCGAAACTCAGGCGGTTGGCGTCAGTCTTTGAAAACAAAGACTTCGGGGCGCTCGCCATGCGCCGGGCCTGCTCGATCAGGATGTAGCGCTGGCTCGGCCGGAGATGCCGCCGGGCGATGTTGACCGCCAGCGCGTAGCCGTCGGGGTCGTCGCCGTCGTACGTCTCGAACGTCGGCTCAACTCCGGCCAGCTCGCACGCGGCGAGCCGGTTCCGGCCGTCGAGGATCCGACCATCGGCGTCGAGTACGACCGGCTGGAGCAGGCCGCGCGCCTTGATGTCGGCGGCCAGCTCGGCCAGCTCGTCGGCGGCGAGCATCGGGAAGAGGTCGGCGACCGGGTGCGCCTTGAGGTCGGTCATGCCGCGCTCGCGGGGATCTCGTCGGGGATGGCCGGCGCGAGGAACCGGGCGACCGGGACACCGAGAATCTCGGCGACCCGCTCGATCTCCTCAGCGCGGAAGGATCTCTGGGCGGAAAGGCGCTGCTGGGCTGCGCTGCGGTCCATGCCGAGCAGGTCGGCGAAGTCGCGATTGCTGATGTTCTGACGCGCCAGCTCTGCCCGCACCTCGGCCGCGATTCGTTGGCGAGGGGTAACGTCGGTCATGCCGAAACAGTGTCATGCCATCCAAGACACTGTCAAGAGATTCAAGCCGTCTGCTCTGTGAGGGTTGACGTGGCTTCATTTTGAAGCCACTATTGCGCTATGACGACAATCCCGACGCAGGGCGCGACACTGCTACTGAGTGACCAGATCGCCGAGGAGATCCGCGCCGAGCTCGGGCGGCAACGGATGAGTCAGCGCAAGCTGGCCGCCATGCTCGGAGTTTCGCCAGCTTGGATCAACTTCCGGCTCACCGGAGTGCAGGAGATTGGCCTGAACGACCTGGCGCGGATCTGCGCGGCCATCAACGTGCCGGTCACGCGAATCATGGCCGAGGCGCTTCGGACGGCGAGCCGATCCCAGGGGTCGGGAGCCACGGGCGATCGGCCGGCCCAAACGATAGTTCGGGTTGATTCAGATCTTCAGCCCCGCGCGGTCGCCCGTCCGGCCCGCGCCAGCAGCCATGTGGCCACCCGCACCGGGCCGCTCAGCCACGGCCGCCGCGACGCCACCAGGCCGGTATCCGCTGTCCCGGCAAATCTGCGCAGGCCGTCACCCACCCGGCCCCCCGCACGGCCGACGCCCAGGTGACACCCCAAGACCAACGATCAAGGGACCACCTAAAAGCGGGCCCCGGCCAGTGCAGCCACACCACCCGGGAGCCCTTGACCGCAGAGGAGCTGCGACCCATGCACACCGTAACCACCCGCACCGTCGAGGACCACGCCGCCGAGCTACGCCAGATCGCCGCCGGCGACGACTCGCACGAGACCTTCCTGTACGTCGAGGCCACGGCCATGGACAAGGTCCAGTCCGCCGCCGGGCCGCAGGGCGACACGGACGCCGACCGGCTCGCCGAGGTCCGCGCCATCGTCGCCGCCCTCCGCCAGGTCCGCGCCGAGCGCCGAGCGAGGCTCGGCCGATGACCGACCTCGTCGACGCCTACGCCGAGCACCTGCGCGACCTGTGCCGCGCGGCCAGCACCATCGGCACCTACCTCGACGTGCTCGGGCGCATGGACCGCGACCTGCCGTACGGGCTGGTCTCGGCCAACCACGACGAGCTGAAGGCGTGGATCTACGCCGACGGGCACGGCAAGGCGTACCGCAAGCTGTGCCGCACCGTCGCCCGTGGGTTTTTCGGCTGGGCCTGCGATCCCGTCTGCGAGCACCTGGACTTCAACCCCGCCGGGATGCTGCCTCAGGTGTCCGCGCCGAAGGGCCGGCCCAACCCGGTCGCCACCGAGACCAAGGTGGACATCCTCGCGCGTGCCGCCCGCCCGTACCGGGACTGGTTCCTCATCGCGGCGCTGGCCGGCGCCCGGTGCACCGAGATCGCCAGCCTGGACCGGGAGCACATCGGTGAGCGGCGCACCCTGCTGCACGGCAAGGGCGACAAACCGAGGCTGGTGCCGACCCACCCGGTGATCTGGGAACTCGCCCAGCAGCTCCCGCCCGGCCCGGTCGCGGTCGAGTACCGGGGGCGGCATGCCGGTGAGCGGTTGACCCGGGAGCAGATCAGCCACCGTGGCAACTACCGCCTGCAGCAGACCCTGGGCCTGGCCGGGGTGCACATGCACCGGCTGCGGTCGACGTACGGGACGGAGGCGTACGCGACGACCCGGGACCTCCTGGCGGTGCAGCAGCTCCTCGGGCACGCCTCGCCGGCGACCACGCAGATCTACGTCGAGGTCGGTGACGAGGCGATGGACCGGGCGGTCGCCGGGATGCGCGCCGCCTAGAGCCGGTTCGCCCGGCGCTGTCGGCGGGCGACGTGTCCGCCGCGCGGTTCGGCGACCGGGCGGCCGGCGGGCGTGGCCACCTCGATCCTCGGTTCCCGGTTCGGGTCGAGGTGGTCGAGCCGGTCGACGACCAGGACGCCGATGTCACGGCGGGCGTACGCCTCCTCGACCTCGGTCCAGGTGCGGGCGATGCCGATGACGGTGTAGTCGCAGCGGGTGCAGTAGGTGTGGCAGCGGGCGAGGGCGTCGGCGTAGTCGCCGGCGGACAGTAGGGCTACGGGCACGTAGATGACGGCGACGATGGCGGTCGGCACGGTGGTGGTTCCCCCCGTTCGAGTGATCGTGAACGAGATTCACCAAACCGCCTGAGGTGCAGCTTGCACCATGGTCATAACGGCTGGTAACTCGATGATCACCAGCCGCTCAGGGCCCGTCCGGTCACACCAGCCTCACCCGAACGTCCAGGCCCGTCCAGGCCCGGTTGCCACCCAACCCTGCCCGGTGCAGGATGCCCCGCCGCTAGGGCGTCGCCCCCGGCAGTGCCAGCGGCCGGGGGCGATCTCGTAGCGGTCCGCCAGCTCGTCGCCGAGCAGCTCCCGCATGACCGACCGCGGCTCGGGCTCGTCGGAAACATGTTTCCGCCCGGCCTGCTCCAGCTTGGTCCCAGCTTCGGGAGTTGGAACCGACTGGTTCTGCTCGTCGTCGCACATCGCGGTCTCCCGTCCGCCTGGCAGGCGGCGGCCGGGCCCACGGGGAAGGCAGCCGACCGCCACCAGCCCAGGCGACGTTACACCTGATTAGAGAGCAGGCACAGAGCGTGCACACTGAGAACACCCAAAGAGGCACAGACTAGTGAACGCGCACGTAACGTGCGCTCTATGCACAAGATCAGGTTCATGGGTGCCGCCGAGATCGGGGAACGGCTCGGCGTCGGCCGGAACCGCGTCTACCAGATCACCCGCGACCGCGACTTCCCCGAGCCGTACCAGACCTTCGCCATGGGCAGTATCTGGCTCGCCGAGGACGTCGAGGCGTGGATCGCGGCGCACCGGCCGGCGCTGGCCGAGGACCCCGAGGAGTAGGCCGACCGTCCACAGTGCGGCGACGATCATCCGATCGTCAGCCTCAGCCCTCGACGGCCTTGCCCGCGGCGTGCACCCTGTGATGGCCTCGTCACCGGATGATCGGACCGCCATGAGCTACCAGCCGCCCATCGTCCCCGGCCAGCAGCCCTACCCGGGCGTGCCATACAGCCCGCCAGCCAAGAAACGCCGCGGCCCTCTGGTGTGGGTCCTCGGCGCTGTCGCTGTCGTCCTGGTCCTCTGCATCGGCTTCGCCGCCCTCGGCGCCCTCACCGCCGACGACGACCCCATCGCCGACGCCGCAACCCCGCCCGCCGCGACCACCACGCCCGCGGCCGTGAAGCAGCCGAAGCCGTCCGACTTCAAACTCACCGCGAAGGTCACCGAACAGACCTGCTACGGCGAGGCCGGCTGTGCTGTCACCTGGCTACCCGAGGTCGCCTACACCGGGCCTGCGCTCACCTCGACCTGGCTGATCCGCTACACCGTCGGGGGCGTCGAGTCCGGCACCAAGGCCGGGACGATCGTCGTGGGCGAGGGCGGCCCGGCGAAGCAGCGCGTAAAGCGCAACCGCACCGCCGGCGAGGGCACCAAGGTCACGCTGAAGGTGACCGGCGTCGAACCGGGCTGAAGCCGAGGTGGGGGCAGGGGCCCAGGGTCGACCAGCGTGTTTCCGCCCGTCCCGGCGTGCGGTAGGTGAGCCGATGGCGGCCCCTGCCGTCCGTAGATCAGGCCACCGCGGTGACGTCGTACCAGATCAGCGGTCCCTGGCACATCACGCCTCGTTCGGCACGCGCCAGGTCGCCCAGCCCGCCAGCACGGCGGCGGCGACGCCCGCGCCGATGGCTGCGGAGACGTGCTCCCGGTCGAGCGTGCCTCCAGCGACGATGGCGCCGACGGCCACCGACACGCCGGCGCTGAGCCCGGCGATGACGGCCTTGCGGATGCGAGAGATCATGACGAAACTCCGATCTTGGGATTCAAAGGTTTAGGGCCGAAACCTGAACAGCAGGCCCGGCAATGCAAGGAACGCGGCTACCGGGTCAACAGCGCGACGAGCGCCACCGCCGCCGAGCCCAGCGCGATCAGCGCGGTCACGCTGGCGAGCGGCCACCGGCCCCGCTCCATCACCCGCAACCGCGCCTCGTGATCGGTGAGCCGCTCCGCCGCCCCTGCCAGCGGGCGCAGCTCCGTGTCGTGCTCGGCAACCACCTGCTCGGTCCGCTCATGCCGCGACAGCGCGGTGTCCACGCGCGACGTCAGCGCGACCAACTGCCGGTAGATGTCCTCAAGGGTGATCACCACCCCGCCGGGCGTGGTCATGCCGCAGGCGGGGTCAGCAACCCCTTGATCTCCGCCAGGGTCGCCTCGACGCGCGTCAGGCGTGCCTGCACGCTGTTGCCGTCCAGGTCACCATCGCCGTCGACGTCCGTGGTCTGCGCCGCGGCGGTCTGCTCGAACACGTAGTCGAGCTTGCCGATCACCGACAGGTCCGCCCAGCCCCGGTCCTTGATCCGGACCAGCGTGTACGGCACCTTCGTCTGCAGGGCTGCCAGCGCTCCGGCCTTCGCCGCGTCCTTGACCTGCTGCTCAGTTGCCATCTCGTCCCACTCCTTCGGTGCTGGCGGCGCGAGCTCGTCCCGCACCATGTCGAGGAAGATGTCCCACGGGAACTCGCGTCCGGGGTCGGTATGGTCGCCGCCGTCTTCCGGGTACGCCTCGGTGCAGTCGACGTGCCCGACGAACCCTTTCGGCCCGGCCGGAAAGCTGGTCCACGCCTTGCGCGTCTCGGCGACCGTGAGGTGCCGCACGGGGATGCCGTACTTGCGGCAGTCCCGGGCGGCCTGTTTCGCGGCGTTGCGTAACGTCGGCAAGCTGGCCGCGTCGAGCCACTGCGCCCGGGTCTGGACGGTGCCGCACAGCTCGTACTGGATCCCGAGGCGGTTGCCGCGGTGCCGCGCGCAGTTCGCCCGGTCCCGGGTCAGGACACCCTGCACGACGCTGTCCCGGTCGACGAAGTAGTGCGCGCTGGTGCCGTCGGTGCGGGTCTGGTTGTAGCGGGCGCCGTCCTCCGCCGACGTGGCCCGTTCGGACCCGGCGGTGTAGTGGATCACGATGTACCGCACGGCCTTGCCGTCGCGGCCGCGGCCCCACGCGCGCGGCTCGACCCACGGCAGGTCGGGGTATTCGCTACTCTTCGTCGCCATGCTTCCTCCTTACCCGGTGTACAAATCCATGATCACGATGCCCGCGCCGCCAGCCCCGCCGGACCGGCCCGCGGTGCTGGCCGCCGAGCTGGAGCCGCCGCCACCACCGCCGTAGACGCCGCCGTCCGTTCCTGACGCGTTGACGCCGCCCTTGCCGTTGCCACCCATGTGCGAGGTTCCGCCGCCACCACCGGACTGCTGGCCGGACGCGTACGCCGTGCCGTTGCGCAGGCCGTGGTAGCCGTAGCCGCCCGGGATGAGCAGGTCCCCGGTGGTGCCCGCCCCGCCCGCCCCGCCCTGGACGTAGAACCACGTCGTGGACGTACCACCGTTGGTGCCGCCGACCCCGCCGGCCGCGACCACCAGCGTGCCGAACGAGGACGTACCGCCGGTCCCCGCCGAGCCGGTGCCCGCGGTGCCGCCCGCCGTCCCGCCCGCGCCGACCGTGACGGTCTCGGAGGTGGCCATGTCGTCGACGTCCACCAGCGCCTCGGCGTACCCGCCGCCGCCGCCTCCACCACCCACGCTGTTGTTACCGGCCGCGTTGGTCTCGGTGCCGCCGCCACCACCACCGCCGGCCTGCACGCGGATACGGGCGAAGGTGACGTCGGGGTAGGACGCCTTGGCGAACGTGCCGGACGCCGTGTAGATGACGGTCTCCTGGTACGACAGGGAGATCTCGCTGGCGTAGACGGGGTCTCCTGCGAGTCCCATTGTTAGCCTCCTAGGGCGTAGCGGGCTTGGACCGCCGGGTGCATGTGGATGGGCTCGCCGGCCGCCAGCTGCTTCCTGACGCCGTTGACGGACCGCTTCACGGTGGCCGTCTGCGTCCACGGCCCGGTCCCGGTGACCGCACCCATCGACGTCACGGTGATGCGCTCACCGGCAATGGCCCAGTCGTACGGCTCGGCGGTCTCCGACCACGCGTCACGGATGCGGGTGAAGGTCACGACGACGCTGGCCGCGTCGCTGGCCACGGTGGCGCTGAGCGTGGACGTCCGCGACTCCATGCGCTTGCTGGTGTCGTCGTACACCGCGACCTGGAACTGCTGGTCCGGCGCGCAGGTGAAGGTGATCTTCCGGGAGTGCGTGCCGATGACCTCGGTGTAGCCGAGGACGTACAGCCGGATGGTGTCTTCGCGGAAGCCCGTGATCTCGATGACCGAGCCGACGTCCACCGCCTCCACCTCGGCCACCTTGGACGCCGACAGCGCCGACAGGTTCACGATCACCTGCGGGAAACGCGCCAGGTTCACGGTGCCCCTGCGCATCCACCAGTTGGCGATATCCGGCAGCCGGTACGCCGGGAACGACACGCTGACGTCGACCCGCCGCTTATACTCGCCCGCGCCGTCCGGCGGCGCCTGGGTGCCCAGCGCGCTCGTGGAGTCCTCGGCGGTCGCCTCCTGGCCCTGCCGGTCCACCGCGGTCACCACGTTGTGGATACGGAGATCGTCGGTGACCTCGCGCGGCAGCCCCGGCATGTCCTCGGGCACCAGGGTCAGCGCCGGCGTCTGGTTGTAGCGGTCGTACCGGCAGAGGAAGAACACTGCGGCTTCGGCCGCCAGGTCGTAGATCAGCCCGTCCTCTGTCTGCTGAATCTCCTCCAGGTGCTCGGCCAGGGTCGCGACGGGCTGCGGACCCATCGGCGTCGACAACGCCCAGTTCGTGCTGACGTAGTTGGTGATGCCAGCGGCGGTCAGCAGCCGGAAGAAGCGCTCCGCGGCCAGCTCGCGCAGGTAGCCGGTCCAGGCGTAGATCCTGGCCACGTTGAACAAATCCACGCCGCCGGACGAGCCGACGTCGACGAAAAGAAAGTGCCCAAACGTCGACCCGGCGGGGACGTCGCCCTCGTCCGTGCTGGCCGAGTTCGCGGCGCTGTCCAGCGAGCCAGGCTCGTGCGCGAACGTGCCGTTCACGAACCGGCTCTCGGTGTTGTCGGCGTTGGTCCAGTTGACGAAAATCGTCGTGGTGCCACCCGAGTAGGTCGCATCGATCGTCCAGAGCGTCCACTCGGTGAAGTCGTAGCTATCCGTGGTCTTGGTCACGTCCAGGAAGAACCCGACGCCGACGGCGCTGTTCGAGCCCTGAAGCTGGATCTCCCCCGTACTGGGCAGCAGCGTGATCTGGAAGGCATCCCCGGCCCCGCCGCCACCGGATGTGTTGATGCTGTACATGAACGCGCCGGCCGCCGTAAGCGGCTCCAGGCGCTGCACCCACGAGTGTTGCCATCCGGACGTGCTGGCCGCGGACGGGGTGACCATGGTGTAGAGGTTCACCCCGCCCAACTCGCCCAGGTCCATCAACGGCCCGGACGACGGCGGGTAGCTCTGGCTGTCGAAGCTGACACCACCGGAGAACGCAAACCCCTCCGGCCCCGGGAAGGTCGCCACGGGAACCGTCGTCGTCCGCGCCTGCTCCGCCGGGAAATACGCCGTGACGTGAGACAGAGCATCGTTGTACGTCCGGAACGCGGACTTCAGCGGGTCCGTCCACTGCCCGATCCGCTGCAGCAGACCGCCACCCTCAACATCCGTCCACGCCCGGCCGCGCTTCGGCGTGCGCCGGAAGTTGCCGGTCTGGTCACAGGACCATGAGGACGCCTCGACAACGCCCCGGCCACTGCCGGCCACGGTCACCCGAGCCGGCGTGTTCCGGCCCACCTTGCCGTAGAGGGCGCTCTCCGGGTTGCTGGTGCGGTACTTGTCCGTGGCGTTATCGAGCTGTGCGTTGATCTGCGCCGGCCGGGGCGCTGGGGATTCGTCGGCCTGGCCACGGCGGATCTTGATCGGGTCGCCGGTGAACACCTCATCGTCGGCGGTGATGTCACGCCACCCGCCGTCGTAGAAAATCTCGAACGTCACGTCCTGTTTCGGCATCTCACCGGCTCCCGAGGACAAGCTGAGCGTTACCACCACGGCGACGAACCGCCCTGGCCAGGATCTCGACCAGTAGGTCATCAAGCTGCGAACCTCCCGACTGGATCACGATCGGGGCACCACCGCCACCGCCCGGCCAGCTCACCTGCTCGCCGGCCATAGCCATGATCGGGACCTCAGTGCCCGGCACCCCGGGCACGATGCCGCCGGTGTGGAACTTCGGGATGTTCGGCACGTCGACGGTCCACCCGCCGAAGATCTTCGGCGCGGTGTAGTGCAGCGACCCGACAGTGTTGTTCCACGCGTCCGCGACCCAGTTGAACGCCGTGCGGAACGGCCAGGAGATCACGTTGGCGAGGCCCTTGAACGCGTTGCCGATCCAGCCGGGGATCTTCTTGAGGTAGTTCCACGACGACGACGCCGCATCCGTGATCCAGTTCCAGGCGACGACGCCAGCCCGCCGGACCCTGTCCCAGTGGACCACCATCAGCACGATGATCGCGATCAGCGCGGCAATCGCCAGGATGATCCACGTGGTGGGGGAGGCGAGCTGGGCGATGTTCCACGCCCACTGCGCCGCGGTCACCAAACCCACCACACCCACGACGGCGGTCAGCAGGGGGGTGATCAGGGCGATGTTGTCCGCCCACTTCTGCAACCCGGACGGGTTGGCCTCACGCATCGCGTCGTTCAGGTCGAGCTGCGCGTCCTTGCCGTCCCGGGTCGCCTGCGTGGCGTCGGTCGCAGCCTGCGCCCCGTCGTTGGTAGCCTGCGCCGCATCCGCCGTGGCCTGCTCCGAGTCGAGCAACGCCTGCGTCTTGTCCTGCTCCGCCTGCGACAGATCCAGGGCAGCCTGCCGGGCTTCGTTGCTGGTGGCCCCGTGTTCCTTGACCGCGGTGTTGTAGTCCTCCTGGGCGACCTTGGCGTCGAGCATCGCCTGCTCGACGTCCTGGTCCGCCTGGGTCTGATCCAGCGCCGCCTGCTTGCCGTCGACGAACGACTGATTCAGGTCGAGCTGCGCCTGCTTCAGATCAACGGTGGCCTGCTCCGCGTCGATACCGGCCTGCTCCACGTCGGCCAACGCCCGCGCCTGCTTCGCCGCCTTCACCGCGCCGGCCGACTGAATATCGGCGAGGCCCTGAACCGCGGCGCCCGCACTGTCGACCGCGTCGGTCAGACCGGTCACCCCGGCACCGATGTTCCCGATCCGGTCCCCGTAGTCGGCGCCCTGCTTGCCGGCCTTGTCGAAGTCGACGCCCGCCTGCTTCGCGGCCGTACCAACGGCGTCGGTGGCGGCGGTCGCCGCCTTCGCCGCCTTCTGCAGCTTGCTGGCGTCGCCGGCGAACTCGATCGCGAGCGCGTTGCCGGCCATCAGCCCTCCAGCCCGGCGTTGCGGATGACCCTGCTCAGCGAATCCTGTAGCTGGGCCTCGATGCGGGGGCGGATCTGCCGCAGCGTCGGGTAGACGTAGCGGCCCTCGCCGAGGAACTGACGCGGTGCCGGGCGGCCCGCGACGCGGCCCTGCCCACCGAAGTCGAGCCACGGGAAGTACGGGGCGCGCTTGCCGCCGACGGCGACCCGGGCCGAGGTGCGGGTGGACCGGGCGACCAGGGAGCGCCGGGCGGCGCCCGTGACCGAGGGGATCTTCGGCCGGGTGGCGTCGACGAGCAGGCCGGCGACCTCGTTCAGCGCGAGCCGGAGCTCCTTCGGGGCCTGCGAGTCGATGGCGCGCAGGCCCTTGTTGAGCGCGGCCAACCCGATGACCTCGACCTTGAGCCCGTCCACACCGTCACCCCCCTGCCTGTGCTCTCGCCAACTCGCGGCGCTGGTTGATCCGCGCGTAGTAGACGTACCAACTCGTCCACTCCGCCGCGCTCATACCGGAACGCATCTCCGCCACCGACCGCCAGCCGAGCTTCTCGACCAGGTAGTGGTCGAACTCGACGTCAGGATTCGTCTCCATCAGCTCGTACATCGCTTTTGTCGGCACCCTCGCCGAGCTTCGACAACCGCCGGATGGCCTCGGTCACGGGGACCATGGCCATCGGGTCGGTGGCCTTCTGCCACGCCTCGGCCTGCTTCACGGTCATCCGAGGTTCGACCAGGCAGTAAGAGACCATCCGTCGCTCGATCTCGCCCGGGTCGTCGGTGTCCTTACGGGACAGCATCATCTCGTAGCGGGACATGCCTCGGACTCGGACGAACTTGCCGCCCGGCAGCTCGACGTCCTCGGCGTCGCCGCTGAGTTGGTCGGCGGTCAGGTCGGCGACGCTCGCATACCCGCTACCGGCCGGCTCCCGTTCCGGGTCCGGCGGTGCGGTGTTCGGTGTCCTCGTGCGCGGGGGCATCAGGGCCCTTCCTTGGCTGCGTCGTGGTCGGCGAGGATGCGCGGGACCTCGCTGGTCTGCGGCAGCGCCGCACGGACGAAGCAGTCCTTCGCTTCGAGGAGCTTCCGCATGCCTGTCGTCTTCTCGGCGCCTGGCGGTAGCGCGTCGATCATCGCGACGAACAGGTCACCGCAGGCCTTGGAGACCGGCTGGAGGTGCTCGGGCAGGTGCGCGTAGTCGAAGTAGCGCGCCATCAGGATCGCCGGGTCGTAGACGAAACCGGGCTGTGGCTCTTCCGGGGCGAGAGCGTCGTTCATCGGGTGCCTTCCTAGACCTGGTCGGTGGAGTCCCACGCGTCCGACGGTTCGGTTTCCAGGGACCACAGCCGGTACCCGGAGGTCGGCGCGGTCTCGGTGTACTTCGTGATCACCGCGTCGAATTCGTCCTCTGGCAGTCCGGAGCCGGTGCCCTCCGGCCGGTACTGGACGACCACCTTCGTCCCGACCAGTGGCTTCAGCACGGCACGCGGGCCGGTGGCCGAGTCGTCGTACTTTCCGGAGCAGCCGAACACCCCGGTGAGCAGCGTCGGGTCCTTCACGACGGCGTTCTTGCCGTACGTGGTGTTGTCCTCGGTGCCGCTGCTCTGCTCGCAGTTGGAGTCGGTGCAGAACGTGGACACGTCGTTGCCGTCGATCAGGATCACGGTCAGCTTGCTGTGCTTGCGCGCCATGACGTCCTCCCTCTATGCGCTAGCGCCGACGATGAACACGTCGTACGTCACCGACGTCGACCCGGCCGAGTTCGTGAAGGTCAGCAAATCCCCGGTGCCCGCGGTGACCGCGACTTTCCCGTCGGCCGGGCACGACCACCCGAACGCACCACCAGGCGGCACCGGGATGCCGTCACCGGCGGCCAGGAACAGCGGCACCCCATTGCTGGCGGGCCGGGTGACGTTGACGTTGTTCGTGTTCGCCGTCGCGGCCTTGACGAGGATGCCCCGGACCTCGACGAACGTCAGCGTCGCCCCGAACGGGCTAGCGAGGACACCGGCCAGGTCTAGATCCTCGGTCGCGGACGCGGTCAGGGTCCGCTGGTCATGGAACAGCAGGTCCGCACTGTTCGCACCGGTGCCGTTCGACAGCTGAATCTTCGCGGTCAGGGTGGCCGCGTCGACCGGCGTCGACAGGTCGAGCAGGTTCTTGAACGTCGCCGCGATCTCGAACGTCACGACGGTCTTCAGGGTGGTGGCCATCAGTCCTCTTTCCCAGGGCCCACAACGGTGGCTTTGAACATCACGGCCAGGTACTCGCCGCCGGCGAACCGCTCGATGCCGAACTCGACACTGGTCACGGTGAGGTCGTCGCACGTCGTCCACGACCGGGCCTCCATGGCCCGTTTCACCGACTTCGGGCCGTCACCGGACGACCAGCCGGAAGCCATGTCCCGGGCCGCGGTAGTGGTGACGCTCGACGTGAGGAGCACGATGGGCAGGCCCGTGAACCGGTCCTCACCGCGCCCGTACGACTCGTCGTAGTCGATGCTCTCCGGGTACGACACGTACCCGGCTGGCGGGTGCAGGTTCTCCGGCGGATAGTCGGTGACGCGGAGCCCGGTGATCTCGTTCAGGGCCTCCGCGACCTCCTTCATCACGTCGGCGAGCCTAATTGGACTCACCTCCCCTGATATGGTGTTCAATATGAACATCAGGAAGACCGACAAGCAGAGGTTCAAACCGGCCACACTGGAACGGCGATACGCCAAACGGCGCAAGCCGTGCGTCTCCTGCGGCGGAGACAAGGGACCTGGACTTGGGCGGCGGCACTGCGACTCTTGCGTCGGGTCCTGGTGCTCCGGCTGCAAGAAGCTCCTGCCGGTTGACAGCTTCTTCCAGGTCAAGGCAACTTCCCGGTCTACCGGCCGAGCATCCCATTGCAAGGTGTGTGCGGTCCTGCGCAATAGGGAACTGCGATACCGGATGCGACCAGGCGAGCTGGCCGCACGAATCTCGGAACAGGACGGTCGTTGCGCCGCGTGCGACCGGGAGACCACGGAATGGCATATCGACCACGACCACACGTGCTGCCCGAGGGGTCAGAAGACCTGCGGAAAGTGCACCCGCGGACTCCTTTGCAGGCCATGCAACCTCGCGCTGGGACACGTTCTGGACGACCCCGCCCGCGCTATGGCCCTGGCGCGGTACCTGCTGAAGTAGTCTCATGCCGCCCACCACCGGCGCACGAACGGCTTGAGGCTGGTCCTGAAGTCAGGGTCCAGCTGCGCGAGCAGCCGCATCTCCGAGCCCTCCGACGGTGACCCGGCGATCCCGAACGGGCTGTCGCGGCGCTTCGCGAGCCGGGCGCCCTGCAGGTACACGCCGGTCGGTACGGCTGAGGGCACCGCCGACCAGCCCCACTTCACATCGACCGTGATGGGTCCGGGCGAGGGGACGGTGATCTGCTCGAACGGGCGACCTTTCTGCGCCGCGTTACGCGGCCACAGCCGGTACCCGTCCTCGGTGGTCGTCCACGCCGTCTCAGCCGTCCCGTCCTCATACGTGACGGTCAGCCCGGTGACGTCCTGCACGTCGTCGACATAGGCCACATAGAGGCACTGGTGGCGATCCCACACCGTCTCGTAGGTGCGCTCCTCGGCTGCGGCCGTCTGCCCGAACTGCCGTCGACAGTGGTCGTCGACGTTGCGGGACACGGTCGTGATCCACACCGCGATGAACGCGTCGTCGGCGGCGTCGTCGATCCGCAGATAGTTCTTGAGCTGCGTCGACGTTATGTAGTCGGGCATCCAAGTCACGACCGTTTCCCTCCTTACAGCGGGTAGAGGGACTGGAAGATGTGGATCGTGCCCTCGTTCGCGGCGCCGGCCGCGGCGACCACGGGGGTGTAGTCGCCGCCGACCAGCCACGCACGGACGAACGTGCTGCTGGACCCGGCGATGAACGGCACCTTCAACGTGGCGACGGTCGCGGACAGGTTCGCCCCGATCGACGTGCCGGTCCCGTCGTCGAACAGGTTGATCCCGTCTTCGTTGGTGAACGTCACGTCGTACAGGTCAGTCGGTGCCAGAGCGCCGGCGCTGGGGATGAAATGCACCGAGCAGACCGACCCGGACGGCATCGTCACCGTGTTCGCCGACACGGCACCGCCCGCATCCGAGGTCCACACGATCGACGTTTTCACGATCGAACGGAGCCCCCGGCCTAGGCCGATCAGGCCGTCGATGCCGGGGTGGACGAGGGTTTGGGTGGTGATGATCGAACCGGCCATGACGCCCTCCTAACCGTTTGGGTGCCCCGGGGATCCTCCCGACCAGTAGGTCCCCGAGGCCGTGTGTTCGCTTCCTGCCAGCTGGTGCCGGTCGGGTGGTCCTTGTCAGGCTCGCGGCGGCCAGAAACAGGCACCCACGATGCCGTACGCACGGGCCTCGGACTCGGTGCCGAACAGCACCACCGACGTCTTCCACTCACACGCCAGGCCGTCGTTGAGCACCTTCACGTTGACCGACCACGAACCGTCCGGCCGCTCACCCCACACGCGAGTGACGACCGCCGGAGCGGTGTCGTCGCCGTTGTTCGTCTCCGGGACCACGCCGACAAGCACAATCCGGCCCTTGCTGGGGGTCTGCATCAGAGGACCCCGGGCAGACCAAGGACCGTGCAGTGCGTGACAAACGTGTCCGTCGCACCGCTCGAGGTGACCCGGACCCGCAGCCACGGCCGCCCGGACTGCAGCTTCACCGAGATCTGCGAATAGGCGTCACCGGTGGTGACCGCCAGGGTGCCGGTCGTCAGCGCGGTCGCCGGGGTGCCGATGTCACCGGCACTGTCGTCGGCGTCCTGGATCACCCACGTCAGGCTGTCGGTGGTGCCGCCGGTCGACGCGGTCAGGATGACCAGCACCCGGTCGTTGTGCTCGTACGCGTAGCCCGGTTCCGTCGACACGACGCTGGACAGGTCGATGTCGTTGGGCGTGCCGAAATCGAAGCTCGTGGTGGTCGCTGTGGAAATGGTGACCTTGGACGTGCCGAGCACGTGCAGCTCGGGGGAGATGATCTCGCGGGCGGGCATGCCTGCTCCTTACTTGGCTACGACGTGGACGACGACCTGCGCGCCGTCGCCGGTGAGGGTGCGGGCGACGACCCGCAGATAGCGGACGACGGGGCTCTTCGCGGTACCACCGGAGCCGACCATCGGCGCCCGCAGTGTGGCCTCCGCCAGGTCGGCCCAGTCCTGGCCGTTGACTGACCCCTGCAAGACGACCGTGGCCGTCTCGGTCCGAGCGTTCACGGCAATCTGCAGGCCGAACCGGTCGGTACCGGCGGCCGGCCGAGACGTCGACACGGACGCCTCGGCGGTCAGCGTGAAGTCGAAGTTGAAGACCGGCATTTCTACGCTTCACCCGTCAACGCCGAGTAGGCTGACGTGTTCTGCTGGGTGGCGTCGGCCCGCATCCACGCCGTGTACTCGATCTCCCGCTCGTTCGCCCGGTTCCACGGGTTCACCACGACCTCGATCGACCGGACCTGCCGCAGGACGTAGCCCTCGGTGATGTCACCGAACGCGCCCCAGTTCACCGTGTTCGACGCGATGGAGATGTTCGGCATGCCCTGGTCGATGACGTACGGGTAGTCCAGCAGCATCCCGTCCGACGCCGGGTCGCCGATGGTGGAGGTCATCGACCGCCACAGCGGGTCACCGTTGGAGTCCTTGATCTGCCGGATCGTCTTCAGGCTGGAGTCGTTGAAGACCCACTTGCCGTTGGGCCGGTAGTCCGGGTCAACGGAGTGGATGAACGTCAGCAGGTCGTCGTAGGTGATGCCGGCGGTGTCGTCGGCCGGCTCGATACCGGTCAGGCCGTACACCAGGCCGAGGGGCTGGGCGACGCCGCTGCCGTTCGCGAGGTGCGCGGCGAGGCCGCGGGCCAGACGCATACCCATCAGCCGGGCAAGCCGGGATTCCAGGTCGAACTGCTGGTCCTGGATCAGCTCACGGGGCAGCCGGATCGGCACGGACGACGGGCCGCCGGTCTGGTAGGTGTACGCCCGCAGCTCCTTCTTACCGAAAACGAGCCCGGCCTGGTTCGCCGGGGCGGCGGACTCGGCGGTGACCTCGGCGACGTTCGACGTGTCATCGATCGTGGGCCACTCGATGGTGTTACCCGTGTCCGTGGGGAGCTGGTCGCAGACGTTCGCGATTCCACCGAACGCCTTCATCCGCTCGATGATCTTGTTCCGGAAACCGGGCGGCACCATGAATCCGCCCTCCGAGCCGACCGAGGAACCCTGCGCCATGTTCGGCTGCAGCTCCGTCAGGTCCGCGTTCGGGACACCGGTGCGGAGGAAAGCGGTGAACGCCTCCTCCAGGCCGTTGTCCGGGCGGGCCGGCGCGACTGTGCCGAGCGGTGCCACCGGAGCACCGGCGGGAGCGCCAGGGCCGGCGGCGGGCAGGTTGTAGGCGTTGTTCCGCGCCAGGACCTGGTTGGTGCGCTGGGTCGTGACCAGCTCCGCTTCGAGGGCCTCGTACTGGGTGACCTCCTCGTCGGTGAGGGTGCGTCCCTCGGCGGCGGCAAGCAGCGTGTTCATTGCCGCCTGGATCTCTGCGATGGTCCGCATCGTCATCCTTTCCTGGAGTGAGCGCGGGCGCGTGCCCTGACGAGCTGGCTGGCGCGGTCCTCCGGCGGAGGCGGCGCGTCCTTGTCCTTGGTCTTGTTGCCGATGACCGTGTCGGCGAGGCCGGCCTCGACGGCCGCGGCGGCCGTGTACCAGGTGGTCTTGTCCATCGCCGCCAGCCAGGCATCGGCCGGGCCGCCGGCGCGGGCCTGGTGGATGTCCGCGATCGACGCGTCGAGGGATTCGAGGATGTCGGCGGTTTCCCGCAGGTCGTGCATGTTGCCGATCACCCCACCGGATGAACGGTGGATCATCATGCGGGCCGCCTGCTCGACGGCGAGGTGATCGGCTGCCATCGCGACCAGCGCCGCCGCCGATGCGGCCACCCCGGTGACTACCGCCTCAACCCGGGACGGGTGGCCCTTGAGCGCCGAGTAGATGTCGAGGCCATCCCACACGGCCCCGCCCGGGGAGTTGATCCGCAGGTCGATCGTGGGGGCGGTGATCTCGGCGAGCGCTCGCACCAGCTCGGATGCCGGGGTGTCCCAGCCGATCGTGTCGTACACGTACACCTGTGCCCGTTCTTCGGCCTGCCCGGTGATCCGGTACCAGCCCTGCACGGACTGGTTGGCTGGCCCGGACGCGTCCAGGTTGAGGATGCCCAGCGTTCGGGCCCGGTCGGCGAGCGCGGTCAGGTCAGGCAGCGAGCGCATCAGCGGGCTCCTCAGTCGGTGCGGGGGCCGCGCCACGGGCGGTGTCCCCGCCGGGAAGCGGGGCAAGGTTACGGAGGGCACGACCCTCGTTCGGGGTGATCAAACCCCCGGCGACCTGCTTCAAAATCAGGTCAATCTCAGTCTCGACGTTGGGACGTTCCAACCCCGCGAAGTCGAACTCGCACCACCGCTGGACACCCAACAACCTGGACAGCCGCTGCTCCACCCGGGACGTCCACGGAGACAGAGTGAACTTCCCCAAACCCCGGTTCTGCTCGTTCACGCCGGTACCCCACGACGTTTGCTTGTCCGTCTGCATCAGCAGGTGCGGCGGCACACCGAACCATCGGGCAACCTCCTCAATGGAGAACTGCCGCGACTGCAGGAACTGCGCGTCAGCGGCGGACATGGTCCACGGGGTGAAGGTCAACTTCCGGTTCACCACGGCGATCGACCCGGCGTTCTCCCAGCCGAGCATGTGCCGGTTCAGCTCCTGCTTCGCCACGACCAGCTCATCGGGTTCGAGGTCCTCATCCGGGACCGCCAGGCCGGACATCAGCGCACCGTTGGAGAACATCCGGGCCGCGCCCCGCTCACCGGCAATCGCCGTCCCGAACGAGTTCCGGGCAATCGTCAGCGGCGACAGGCCCTTCAACCCGTCCGGGGACTGCGCCGAGACGTGCGTCAACGTCGTCGCGTCGTGCACGGTCTGCCGGCCCCAGATGTCAGTGACCCGGTACCACCTGTTCCCGACCGGCCACACCTTGTCCTCCGGCCGCGGCCAGAACACCTCAACGTGTAGGGGGTGCTGCGGCATCAGCGAGAACAGCCCACCGGCGCCGTTGTACACGTGCAGCAGGTAGGCGTTGCCATGCAAAAGCAGGTGAATCATGATGGTTTCGACCCATTCGAAACGGGTCAGGCCGGAGAAGCCGCCCTGCGGGTCGTCGAACACCGACGGCACCCGGTCCAGCCGGCCGCCCCGTTCCCGCAGGGTCCGCAGCGGCAGCTGCGCGATCGTCCCCGAGATCAGGCTCACGGCCCGGTACACCGCGGACAGGCCCATCGCCGACGTCTCGTCGACGTTGACACCGGAGTAGTTCCCGCCGCCGGCGCTGAGCATCGCCGCGATGATCGACGGCGGAATGTCCACGTTCGCCCGGGGTGCGAGCGCCGTCGCAACGGCCGGTTCGGGCGCGTCGGCAGGCGGAGCGTCCCGCTCGCTGCGCTGCCACGGCCACCTCATGGCGCGAGGATAGCCCATCGTAGGTACATTCGGACGCTACCATCGGCCCATGTCCGTACGTGATGCCGTAGACACGGCGCTCACCGCCGAGCCGGCCGCGGCCCGCGACGCCGCCACAGCCGAACTCGCTCGCACGTACGCGTCGCTCATCGACCACGCCGCCCCCGCGGCGAAGTACACCAAGGCCCTCGCCTGGCTCGACCGGCTCCCCACCGACGACGAAGACGAAGACGCCGCCCGGCACGCCGACACGATCCGCGTCGCGCTCGCCGAACACACCGTCGCGTCCGACCTCGGCCCGAAACTCCTCGCCGCCCTCGACGCGCTCCTGCTCACCCCCCGCGCCCGGGTCGCGATGAAGGGCGGCACCGATGGCAAGCCCGCAGCCAACCCGCTCGACGAGCTCGCAGCCGCTCGTGCTCGGCTCGGTCGTTCCGAGGCTGTGGACGCCACCGCTCCGTAACCTCGACGACCCGGCGTCGTCGTGGGGCTACGCCTTCATCGCCTTCTGCGCGCTGATCGGCTGGCCGCTCGACCTGTGGCAGCGCTGGCTCGCGATCCACCTCGGCGAACTGTTCCCCGACGGGTCACCGCGCTACCGCAAGGCGATCATCCTGGTCGCCCGGCAGAACGGAAAGACCGTCTTCGCCCGGCTCCTGATCCTCTACTGGATGTTCATCGAACGCGTGCCCTACGTCCACGGCACCCACAAGGACCGCGGCGAAGCCAAGAAGAGCTGGCGCGACGTCATCGACATGGCCGAGAACGTGCCGCTACTCGCCGCCGCACTACCCGACGACCACGCCCGCCTCCAGATCAGCGAGGAAGACTTCTGGAACACCCACGGCTCGCACTACGGATTCTCCGCACCCAACCGCAAAGCAGGCCGCGGCAAGACCACCCACCGCGCCCTCGTCGACGAGCTGCTGGAGCACAAGAACCGCGACTGCTGGAACGCGCTCATCCCCGGCATGAACGCGCTCGCCGACGCCCTGGCCGTCTGCATCACCAACGAAGGCGACACCTCGTCCATCGTGCTACACGAGGAATACGACGCCGCGCTGGAAGCCGCCGAGACCAGCGACCCGGACACGGACACGTTCCTCGCCGCATGGTCCGCGCCAGCCGGGGCCGACCCCGAAGACCTCGGCGCGCTGGCAGCCGCCAATCCGAGCCTGAACCGGCCGCGGCCCAACGGGACCGGCCTGACCGAACGTGCCCTGCTCGGCGAAGCCAAGAAGGCCAAGCGCGCCGGCGGCCGCACGCTGGCCGAGTTCAAGATCGAAATGATGTGCATGCGCATCGACCAGCTCGACCCGGCCATCGACCCCGACCTGTGGAAGAACGCCGGCACCGACACCCCGCTCGACCTCGCCGAGCACCGCCGCTCCCTCGCGCTGTGCTTCGACGTCAGCCTGGACGGCACGCACGCCACCCTGATGGCCGCCGCCGTGGTCGATGGCCTGGTCCACCTCGAGGTGGTGAAACGGTGGCACGGGTTCGGCTGCACGGCCGCGCTCCGGGCCGAGCTGCCCGACCTGGTCCGCAAGCTCAAGCCGCGTGTCCTCGGCTGGTACCCGGGCGGCCCGGCCGCCGCCGTCACCACCGCGCTCGCCGAACGCCGCGGGCAGTGGCCGCCACGCCGGGTCACCGTCGAAGAGCTACGCGGCACCGAGGTCCCCGCGATCTGCATGGGCCTCGCCGACGCCGTCAAAGCCGACCAGGTCCGCCACCCGAAAGACCCGATGCTCGACCAGCACGTCACGCAGACACAGAAGCTGAGCCGCGGCGACCAGTGGGTGTTCGTCCGCCGCGGGAGCGGGCCGATCGACGGCACCTACGCCGCGGCCGGCGCGGTCCACCTGGCCCGGACACTGCCGCCACCACCACCGCCGCTCGCCGTGGCGTAGGGGCAACGGCGGGACCCCCAGGGGCGACCCCGCCGCCCTATCCGCAACAGCACGGGCGCGACCCGCCTGTCCCGCGGCGACGGGCCCAGTTTCCCACAAACAAAACCAC